CGCTACCGCCAGAGAGCACAATTGCCATAGCTGCAATCATGAATCCAAACCATTTGCGAAATTTTTTCATTTTTCTTACTTTTTTTGGTTTATAAATAGGGTTAATAATTCTTCATGCGGTCGAGTTTTGCAAGATATGGATCCTCCTTCTTGTCAGCAGGAGTGTTAGGCACGCCGCCACCACCGTTAAGGTCGGCAGGCAGTTCCTCGCGCTTCTTCTGATTATGGCGGAACATATCAATCTTCTCGTTCTTACCACGCTTGTAGCCACGATCCTCGGCCTCTGACATGCGAACGTCGTAGTCGAGAAGCTTGAACAGACTCAGGAAGTCATCCTTGGTAAGCTCGTAGTTGAGCGCACGCTTCAAGATACCAGTCTCCTTGTTGTAGATGCGGTCGATAAGGCTTGCTACCTGTTCTGGCTTGTAACCAGCCTCGGCCACAGCTTCGTCAAGAGCAGCGTCCTGAGCCTCCTGAAGCTTTGCTTCCTCTTCGGCAGCTTTTGCCTCTTTCTCGGCACGCTTAGCGTCGGCCTCCTTGTTGGCAGCACGCTCAGCACGTCGTGCATCAACACGCGCCTTGGCTCCTTCAGGATCCTCCATGTAGTCAATCAGGAAGTCGATGTTGTTGTCAACCAGATAGTCCTGGATAGTGAACGGTGTGCCATCAGCATTCTTGCCCGACATCATGCCGGCCAAGAACTCAGGAGCACCCTCGCTCTCCTGTACCATCTTATTAAAGCGGTCAATACGCTCCTTATCCTTGTCGTAGGCGTCGAGATCGCCGAGAATGGCAGATCCCAGGGCTTCATCATCGTCAACATTAAGCTCAGGATTAATGCCGCGATAACGCTCATTAAGTCGCTGTCTGCTTGTCAGTTGCGGTGCATTTACAGTATTTGTTTTTGCCATAAAATAAGATATAATTGTTAATTTGCCCAAAATTATGCCATTTTATCCAATTACAAGCTATAAAATATAAACTTTAATTGTTATTTTTGCAAAGTATAATTGTTATGAAACATAAAGGTGCCATATCGCAGGTTTATCTGAAGAGAGATAGAGAAGTAGTACCGATGCTGTTTAAGAAGGCCAAGCAGATTGCATCCTACCCCACCACTCAGGAGCAATTGTTCAGGATTGCAGCAGAGATTCCGGTAGACCAATACTATCTGTCAGATGATACCGCTGTGCTCTATATCCGCAATCGCATCTTCAGAGGAATCAACAAGATACATGGCAGCGCGTATAAGCAACGGCTGTTTGAATCGCTCTACGAAGCTGTGTGTGAATTAAGAAAAGATGTGCGCTACAAATCCAAAGGACTGGACTATATTACAATGCTAGCCCTACAGCGCCCAGCTCCATGCGTAGGATTATCGCCGAACGTGATGCTACAGAAGTATCTGCAATATCGAAATAAGAACGAGGATGAAGAGGTTTAAGATAACGCTTATCGTCTGTGTACTTATGGCAGCAGCCCTACCCTACACAGATAGCCTGGCAGTGTCAGCGACATCGCCTGCATATACCCATTATATATATATGGCAGGGCACGCAGGATGGTTGCACTATGCCATCAATGCCTGGACACTGCTGGTATTCCACAACCTCTACTCATGGTACAGGGTACTGGCAGCGTACTGGTGCGCTGTGATCATCAGTTACATTCTGCTACCAGCCCAGCCGATGGTAGGCGCATCGGTGTTTACATGCTTCTTTATAGGATTCTATGCTATATACATGTGGTACAAAGATAAAGTGGTAACACTGATGACTGTGGCTCTATTGGGTCTGACAGTAATATTGCCAGGCTTTGCAGGGCTACCACATGTTGCTGCATATTTAGCAGGACTACTATTCTCGCTGATAGAGCGTGTAGCATGGAGAACCGCCAACTACCTTAAGTATTAAATATGGCCAAGAAGGAGAAGATACGCAAGCAGGTACAGATACCAAAGGAAGTCTTAACCTATATGCTGGTAGAGAACATGGCGCGCATGTGCAAGCTCTTCACCAGATACAACCCAATAACAGGCGAGAATGCCCCAGGCATGCGTGCAGCCGTGACCATCAAGGACCTTATGGACGGACAGACACTGTATGTGCCGCTGGAGATGTTCAAAAGCCGCAGGTTCAGGGTGATATATAATCTGGGATCTATCGACGCTTATGTAAAGAAGTACATGAGCGACATGAATCCTGAGAAAGCACGTAAGGCTGTAATAAACCGACTGATACGTCTGAGATGTAAGCACGACTTCTATTTCTTCGCAGGCGCATACGCGCGTATTAAGAATAAGGAAGGTGGTGAGGATATTCCGTTCTACCTGAGACCAGCACAGGTGAAGTTATGCGAGGTATTTGAAGATCTGCGGCGAGCGGGTAAGCCTATCTTTGTCATCCTACTGAAATGCCGCCAATGGGGAGGATCAACGCTGACAGACATCTACATGGCATGGATCATGATATTCTGGAAAACCCACTGGAACTGTAACATAGTGGGCCACCAGAGCACATCATCTACTAACGTGTTCAATATGTACGAGCGCTTGATTAACGCCCTACCACTCTGGCTATTCTACGAGACAGGCGAGGAATATCCAGAAGATGCACGCAAGCTGAAGAACGATGCCAAGAATCCGAACATCAAATATCTGATGCCGCGCAGCTGTCAGATACAGACTGGTTCGGCCCTGAACCCTGAGAGCGCCCGTAGTGCTGATACAGCTATGGCCCATATCACTGAGGAGGCTTTCTTCCCCAATACAGAGAAGTGGACTCCTGATAAGGTGGTAAAATCAGTAGTTTCACCTATCCGACACGATCCGTACAACTTCGTAGTACGCGAGTCTACTCCAAACGGTATGGAAAACGAGTACCATGAGGAATGGATACGAGCTAACTCCGTAGATGAAGAGGGCAAGCCACTGTCATCATACACCCCTGTATTCGTAGCATGGTTCGAGATTGAGGACTATGCCAAGATGTTCAAGGACGATGATGAGCGTGCAGACTTTGCCATCTGGCTGTGGAAGCACCGTAACGACGAGACAGGACACGGCAAGTATCTATGGCATCTGTATGAGATAGGTGCTAGTCTGGAGGGCATACACTGGTACGTAGAGAAGATGAAGGACTACAGCTGCATAGAAGATATGCAGCAGGAGTACCCATCAGACGCTGTTGAGGCTTTCAAATACTCAGGTAAGGCCGTATTCGACATCTATAAGGTAGAGCAGCTTCGTGAAGATACCAAGGTGCAGCCTATCTTCATCGGCGACATCGAGGGTGACAGCTTTGATCCAACTATAGAGGCGCTGGTAAACGACGGTGTGAAGAAAACCCGCTACGAGAAGTTTGCCTGCATGCAGAACCTTCGACTGGTGGAGCAGACAGGCGGATTTCTGAAGGTGTGGGATATGCCTGACTACACCGAGATGGTGAAGCACCGCTATCTGGTGTCGGTGGATATTGGTGGTAGCCGCAAGACCAGCGACTGGAGCGACATAGTGGTATTCGACCGTTACGACGTGATGTACGGAGGTGTGCCGACTGTAGTAGCTGAGTGGCACGGGCACTGTGATCCAGACCAACTGGCAATGAAGTGCGCACAGATAGCCCACTTCTATCAGGACGCATTCCTGGTAGTGGAGAATAACACCGCCTATTCGAAGATGAACGATACCGATGGTGACGTGTCAGAGCTGTTCTTCCCTATCCTGGTTCCGCTGTACGACAACCTGTATAACAGTAACCACTCGAAGCTGTTGAAGCACCGCCGTAAGGAACTGATGTGGGGATTCAATACCAACAAGGCCACCAAGGTAGCCATAGTAAAACATCTGGCATCCGTAATCCGCGACCGCAAGTACATGGAGCGTGAACCTGAAGCCCTAAACGAATATAGTTATTATCAGCAGTACCCCAACGGAGCCTACGGCAATGTGCCAGGCAAACACGATGACCGAGTAATGGCAAGAGCCATAGGACTCTATGTAGAGCATGAAATGCCTATACCAGAAGTGGTAGTAGTAAAGAGCCAGGCCGAGGTGGAGCGCGAGAAGATGAGGAAGATGAAGCCAGTGGCCCCAGAGATAGTAAGATAACTGTTACACATTATTATATATATATGAAACAATCAGTAAAGTATGCATTATTGGATGTAGCGTTTGCAGTGTACGAACCCGTCATCCTACGTATCGAAAAGATGAAAGCAGCCGCCATGTGGCGAAAGGGCGTGAAAGAATGCGAGAAGATGAAGAAGGAACTAGGCACACCAAGAGTATACCTGTACTTCGATGCCAAGCACATGGTATGGGCACCGATGACCTACGAACGAAACAAGCACTACAAGCCATCCATCCGCCAGCTGAGAGTGATGGGCAAGATGCATGGATCGGAGAAAGTGAAGAATGTAGAGGATGCTATGCTATACTCCTACTACTACACCGGATCCAAATGGGGAGCCAGAAGCTGTGCCGAAGAAAACTGCCTCCGCACAGAGAAACTGGCCAAGTGGACTACCTATTATATTAATAAGCTGTCGGAGCCTATGAAGAAGTGCCGGGACTACCGACTAAAGAGGGAGCGACAACGCCACCGTCAGGATTAAGACGATGGGCGCCATTCTCTCGCGAATCCATACCAGGAGCCTGACCAGTAGGAGCCTGGCCTACTGCGGCCTGCTGTGCTGCAAGCTGTCGCTTCTCTTCCAAGTGCTCCATAGCCATGCGCTTAAGCTTAGCAGTATCGCCGAAGTCGGCAGCATCAAGCATCTGGGTGAACGCAATCTCATCCTTCTCGTAAGCCTGGAATGCGAGTTCCTTGAGTGCTTCGCGAAGTGTGGCTGAGTTGGCATCGAGTACCATAGCCACATCACACTCAATATCGCCCATCGTATCAGGATTGAAGTAACGCCAGATGTCTTCGCCCGTAATCTGCACACTACGCTTGGAGTCGTAGAAACACTGGATACACCAAAGCTGTTTCTTTGCCACGCGGCGAGCGAAGTTATTGAACGACGCTACATAGTCGGTAACACCGACAGCACTTGACTGCTGTTCGGCCAAGTAACGCTTGGCACTGGTTCCAGCATCAGGCGACTGGCCCTGAAGCGCAGGCTGCACGTTACTCTGGGTAGTAAGCAGTTCGCGGTCACGCTGCATAATCATCTCGATACCGGCAGGCAGACTCTGGTTCTGTATCTGCTGAGGCAGTTTACCGTCATTCTTTGACGTGTAGAGCACAGTTCCATCTACCTTAACGTACTGTTCGGCCATCTCTTCCCAGCTCTGTTCCTCAGAGATCGATTCTGTATCAATGGCAAGCACACCCTTTGAAGAGTTCATAATGATAAAGTCTATCAAGATGTTATCGTGGTTGTACTGTCGCTGTTTGTCAATGATACGATCTTCGAACGAGCGGATCTCACCTTGCAGACATGGATATGCCAGGAAGGTGTAAGGATGGAAGTAGAACGAGTAACCATCGCGGATGACACGGTAAGGCGAAACACCCTCATCAAGCAGATAGCCGTTAGGCGAAAGGAAGCGATAATACCAGAGATCTTCTATTCGCATCTCATATTCTATCAGCTCCAGCTCATCCTGGGGCACGTAGTAGGTATAGTTGCCGTTATCATCAAGGATAGGCATGCCGTATTCGTCGCGACGGATATTCTGCTGTCTACGGCGCTCATTCTCCGCATCAATCTCCTTCTTATCTGCAAGCGGACGGAATCCTGCCGTAGCCTCCAGACGGTCGTGACACCACAGAGCACGGTTGTACTCCTTTCGCCAGATCTCGATGACACGATGCTCGCCCACGACTCTAGGATGCAGGAAGTCATCCAGATAGTCAGTCTGGCTCATACCTGTATCGCGTCGGCCGTACAGAGTAGTGCGCTTAGGCACGGCAGCAAATATCTGTTGCAGTTTCTCCTCGTCGCCAGGCCTCTTATAGAACCGCTGCAGCAGCTTGGGCCACGTCATATCATGCGCTTCGGCTATAAACTCGATGTCGCTGAGATCCTTATTGCTGAACGGAGGTACAGCGATATTGAACACGTCTACCTTATCTACACGCACATCTTCGCGACCTTCGCGGAACACGTAAGGAGTCTTACAGCCGATGAACCCCATGCAGATATGCGCCTCGAACTGTTCGGCCATTGTCTCTGGCTTATCGTTGAGGTTATCGTTCTGTCTTAGAAGTTCTGACAGTGTCAGCACAAAATCAGCTTCGTTGGCATCGACGGCAGTAGCCTTCGGAGCCATGTACTGCTGTCGTACCAGTCCTTTGAGCGTCACCATCTTATCAGTGATAATATCGCTTGACAATGGAGCCATGCCCTTCATCTCCATGTAGTGCTCTACTGTCATCGACTGACCATTGTACACCACCAAATCGTTAAGCTGTCGGCCCATGTAGTAGTCAAGATTGCGTATGAACTTCTTGCGGAGCGGGCGCATCTGGTCATAGTAGTGCATCGCCTCCAGTATCATGTCACTATATTCGCGACTGTTGTTGAAACGCTTGTGGTTATAGCCCGCACTGGTATACAGCTGCTGTTCAGGCTGTCGGGTTT